GTCGGCTACATTCAGCCGTCTCAGATTATTTCTTTGCGCAATAGTCCGGTGACGAAGGTGAAAAAAGTTAGCATAAGAAATCAGGCTCAGGCGCCCGTCGATTTGGCGCAGGCGCTTCGCAGATCGGCGACCGTGACCGGGGCGACCGTATCCGGACAGAACGTCGCTTACGTGGCCACCAACGATTTCACCGTCGGGCAACACGTGCACGTGACCGGAATCAGTCCGACGACGCTCAATACGCCGTCGGGTCAGGTGGCGTCCGCTACGGCGACGGGATTTACCGTCAAAAACTCCTCCGCCTCGGGTACCTACGTCTCGGGCGGATCGGCGACCGCGACCGGAAGCGACTACGTGGTTCACCGTTACGGAATAGAGATGTATCGCGGTTTCCCCAACGACACGGTGGAGGTAATTTACGAGGGAGGTCTGGACGGATCGAAGTCGAGCGTCATCAAACTGACGATACTCAGGGCGGCCACGAGGGAAATGCAGAACATGCACGACGACGTCGTCGGAGTCAAGGATCTGAATCCGCGCGGCGTTTCGGTCATGGACGTCGGGTTGAGCGATAGGGAATTGTTCGCTCTCAACAATTTCAAGCGCAGGAGAATAACCTGATGGCCCGAAACGGAGAAACCCCGGAAGAAAGAATAAGAAGGATTCAGGATCGCATCAACCAAGAGAATGCGAAAAAACGTTCCAAAAAGGTAGTCAATCAAGGGACGGGCGAAGTCAGATCGGCGGAACCCGACGAGTTTAAAAGACCAACGGCTTGGGAAGATGCCCCTATATTGCGACGCATGCGCGAGGCGGGAAGAAACAGAAACCCGAACAAACCCCCGACGACTGGCAAAAGAGTCATCAATAAAGAGACGGGCGAGATCACCTACGAGGTGGACTCCTTGCGCGGATATTCCCGTCGCTCCGTTAATGCCAACGACCTCAGTGACGTTGATCTCGATCAACCGGATGTGACCGGGGATTTGATAAGCCTATCGGTTGAGGTCGATTTCAACGCGGCTTCGTGGAGCAGAACCAACCTTGAAATTGAGGCGTTTGAACGCGCGATTCACGCCATTACTTTTGAAAGTAAATTAAATTTCAACATGGCCGGCAAGGGCGACACTTGGGACAGGTATAAAGCCAAGCATTTCAAAGGGGTATACCAAAAAATGAACCAAATGGGCGTGCGGGCAAAGTACGTAGTCCCGCCGTTGTGGCCGATGTGGAGGGCGTACGTCTCGTCAATGAACGAAGCCAACTTCGATTCTTCGGGTTTGCCGGTCGGCGGATGGGCTCCCCACGACGCGACGTACGGGGCGTTTCGGGGTCCGGCAACCACCCTGGTGAGAACGGGAAAACTGAAATTCAGCCTCACCGGCGGACTACTCGTGGACAACGTGAGCAGCAACAGCGTATCGTTCGGAACCAGGGTCGAGTACGCGAAGTTCCACCAGTACGGAACCAGGGAAATGCCGGCGAGAAAAATAGTATTCGAGCCCGAGGGCGCCGCGGATTTTTTCGGGGGCATGATCGGAAAATGGATAGCCACAAACAAAATCGAGAACTGGGATATCGTATAAAGTCATGGCGATCGGCGACGGCGAATTCGAGGGGATGTACGGTCCTCAGTACGCTAAAAAGTACGTTACGGATTACCTGACCGAGGATATTCCCAAACGCCTGATCAAATACAGAAATTACTGGGGCATCTCCAACGCCGACATACCCGATCCGGAGCAGATTATCGGATACGAACCGATGGCCCTGGACAGGTGGCCGGCGATCATAACGGTCTCGATCTCCGCCCAAAGATTCGAAAGAATCTCCTACACTTCGCTCGGCGATCCCGAGTACAGCATCACTTATCAGATGAGAACCTACGTCTGGGCGAGAACCGAGGGTCCGGAAGAAACTACGGTCATGAGGGACAGGTACATAGTCGTCGTCAGATCGGCGCTGATGGATCATCCGTGTTTCAAGAGATTCAACGTGGAAAGAACGGCCGTACTCGACGAGTCGTCGCTCAACGAGCAATATTCCGAGTTGACCGTCCTGAAAGGCGACAGATTTCTCGGCGGAGGGTACATCGGGTACGACCTAAAGATAGAGGAAGCCGTCGTCAGGGAGAAAATCGCGGATTTGGATAAAATCGAGGTGCTGCATCAAAACGTCAAGATCGGAGAGAATTTGACGTGATTTTCTCGCTTTTGGGTAGTCCCGGCGACCCGTGCCCGAACGGATGCGCGAAGGTGATGAACGGCGGATTGGCACCCGTCAGGGTCACTTCGGAGGGTCATCGCCTGAATTCCGGTCAAACGGCGTGCGTATCCGACGACGACCCCGTCCTGAAGGGATCGATCGAAAAGGGCGCCGTGTCTCAAATAATCGGCGAAAACGGTGTGTCCCGTGGGGGAGAGAGGTTGAAGAAGGACCCAAAAGTCCCAAAACGCAAATCAGGGCGTGTTGCCCAAGATGAAAAAGAAGCCATATGAGTCGTATTCACTTAATAAGTACTGTTGATGCTATTATCTTTACGGTAAGTATCCACGTCGGAAACGACACTTGGAGGAAATCTAAATGGCCGGAGTAGTTCTAACGACGTCCGTGGTAACGGGACCGACGACCCTCACCATCTCGCCGACGTCCACCCTTTTCGTCGCCGGCGTAACCGAACGCGGTCCCGAGGGAGAAGCTTTCCTATGTCAGAGTCTCTCCGACTATCAGGACATTTTCGGCGGCTACGTCTCCACCGGGTACGTTCACCAGACGGTGCAAACGTTCTTCGAGGAGGGTGGTTCCAGGGTCTACGTTTCCAGGGTCATCGACCAGAGCGCGGCCGTCGCCGCTTCGGCGACCATTACCGCGGCCACCTCGGGTACGGCGTTGACGATAATCGCCGGCGGCGAAGGAACGTGGGCGAACGCCTCGCTCGAGGCCACGGTCGCCTCGACCACGGGCGGTTTCAGAATCAGAATTCTTCTCGACGACGACATCGTTTACTCGACGCCGGTCGTTACGACCACGGCGGAAGCGATAGAAGAGCTTACTTCCAGCGACTTGGCGAGAGCCTACGTATACGACGCCGTTATCGGTGCCGGTACCGGACTTCCCGCCGCCGGAACCTACGCGTTCTCGGGCGGAACGAACGGATCAACCCTGGTCGACGCCGATTACACGGCGGCCCTCGGCTCCTTCGTCAAGACTCTCGGCACCGGTGCCGTGTGCATTCCGGGCTCGACCGGAAACACCGTCTGGACGGCCCTCATGGGTCACGCGAAGGCGAACAACAGAATCGCCCTTCTCGGTTTCGATAAGGAGGACACGGTCGCGGGAGCGATTTCGGACGCCGCGTTGCTGAACACCACCGATGGAGCCGAGTACTCCGCTTGGTATTACCCGTGGGTGAGAATCGTAAGAGACGGGGTCGCGAGCACGATTCCGTGCGAAGGTTACGTGGCGGCGAAGAGAGCCAAGACCCACAACGAGATCGGACCGTGGAACCCGTACGCCGGCGTCAGGACGAACTCCGAATTCGTCACCGGTACGTACGCTACGGTCACCTCGGCTCAGGCCGACTCCCTGAACGACGGCGGAGTCAACCCGATTCGCGTCGTGGCCGGCGACGTCAGAATATACGGAGCGAGATCCGCTTCGTCGGACACCGACAACTACAGATTCGTCACCTCCAGGGAAGTCGTCAACTACGTCGTATCGGAATCGGAGAGCGTTCTCGAAGATCTGGTTTTCAGCGTGATAGACGGAAGAGGCGGTTTGTTCGGAGCCGTTACGGCCGCTCTAACGTCGGTGGTCGCTCCGTTGGCGCAAGCCGGCGGTCTGTACCCGCTATACAACTCGGCCGGCAAGCTGGTAGACAGCGGTTACAGGGTCACGGTCAACGAAGCTCTCAACCCGGTTACGCAACTCGCTTCCGGCACCATAAAAGCCAGGGTCGGCCTGAGGGTCTCTTCGATCGGCGAAACCATCGAGGTGGAAATAAGCAAATCAAATCTGACGGCCTCGTTGGCCTGACGAAGGAGTAAAAGACAATGGCAACCAAGTACGCACAAAGACAGCTTCTCGCCAGGGTCGTGCCCAAACAGGCGGCCTCCCCCGCCGCCACCGCCCCGGCGTTTCCGAATCTGTTTTATTTCGCACAAGTGTCGGGCGGAGAAATCACGGCGGCGGTGGAGAAGATCTACGTCGGCGGAGCGAAGTTCCCGGAGTTGCTGTGCGCTCCTTCCGAGGTGGGCGACGTGACGATCACCGCCCACTACGACGACGCAATGAGGGACGTACTCAACACACTTAGGACCGGATCGTGGACCGGTCGCGCCTTCTACAACATCACCATTTACTACCTGGATTGCGACGTCGCCAACGGCAAGCCGGACAGGCAGTACAACGAAGCCCTTCTCGTGGGAATTTCCGAGCCGGACGGAGACTCGTCGTCCGGGGCTCCGGCGACCTTCGCCCTGACCTTCTCGATCAACGGCAGGCCGTCGGATCTACCGGCCGACTGACGTCATCGATAGACGGCATTCTCCGATCGTTCGGAGAACGAGAGATTTTCAATAGTTCCGCCGGTTCGTCCGGCCACGCGCTAGGTTTACCTCCATGGCAGAAAAAACAGAAAATCCAGAATCGTTGCTCAACCAGCTCAAGGAAGTCGTGTCGAAGAAGGTCGAACGTAAGAACGTCTTCATCGAAGTTCCGAATAGACCGGGAGTAAAGTTGTTGATCAGCCCGAACATCACCCAGCAACAGGTGAGGGTGTGGCAGAAACAGTGCGGAGGAGACTCGCCGAAGGGTCTCGACGCCACCAAGTTCGCCTGCACCGTGGTCGGACAGACGTCCAAGGGCGTGTACATGAACGGGGAGGAAGTCCTCGAGGACGGCCAATGGCCGTTGACGTTCGCGTCCAAGCCGATGCTCGAAATGACCGGCGCCGAGAGGGCGGTCCCCGACTGCGTGCAGAAGTTCTTCGGACTCGACGCCCACGTCGAGGCCGCGGCTCTTGCGATCATCGACGCTTGCGGATTCGGCGACACCATCCAGGCGGAGTCTTCCGAAAACCCTACGAATCAGTAATCGACGAGTTGTCCGAGGACAACAGGGTCATAGCCGCGGCGAGACTCGGCGAACTTTGGGGAACCGATCCGATTCGATTACTGGACAGCGGCACCGAGGAATGGGTCATCCGCTACGCCTGTGCTAAAGTTATAGAAGCGGATCGCAAGCGCGAAGAGTCCGAACGAGGCACCCGCTAAACGCCTAATTATCCTCGGGAGTTTTTGTGGCAGTAAACGCAGACGAAATAGTCACGATACGCGTAGACTTTAAGTCAAACAAAAAGGACATGAGCAAGGTCCTGGCGCAGATCGAGGCGCTCAAGGCGGCCGCCGACGATAATGCCGGTTCATTCGACGACCTGGTCGACTCGAACGAAAACTTCGGGCAAGTCCTGGATACAAACTCCAAAAAACTGAACTCCCACGGCAAATCCGTGACCGACGTCGACGACAGAACGCAGAGACTGAACAAAACGGTCAACAGAAATGTCGTTTCGCTCAACAGCAACTCCGGGGCGATGCGTACCATGACCCAAAATTCCGGAGCCATGTCCAAGGCGCTCAAAAATAACGACAGGGATTTCACCATTCTCCAGAGAGCCTCCCTGAAGCTGCGAAAAGCGTTCAGGTTCCTGTTCTTCGTGGTCATCGCCCTCGTCGCCGAATTCGTGATAACCGCCCTAACCCTCGCGAGCGTGACGGCGGCTTTCAAATTGGGTAATTTGACCCTAAAAACCTACAACGCCACGCTCGGTTTGGTCGGGGCGACGCTCGCCTCTCTGACGGCGGGCGCGGCCGTCGCCCTGGCGACGTTCAAGGAGTACAACGCCGCGCTGACCGCGTTTCAGTACAACCAAAAGAGCGTCTACGGCGACTCGATCAACCAGTCCGCTTCGGCGATGAGGGGAATGACCGTCGATACGAATCTCGCCACGATGGGCGTCGTTCAGCTGACGCAGGCGTACAACGTGATGGCCAGATCCGCGAAGGTTACGGCCAATCAGCAGAGGGCTCTCTCCGGATCCATGGATTTCCTGATGGGAACCGAGGACGTCAACAAATCCTTCCAGGCGATGGCGAACTTCGTCGGTCTGCTTTCCAAGAACAAAAAAGTCACGTCCGAGGTCACGGCCGCGGCTCAAGGGGTTAGCAAGGAATTCGCCAAGGAGATAGGCAAACAAAAGGACAAAAGCGCCGGCGCGATACTCTCCAAAATGGCTTCCGGACAACTGGTCGCCGACGCCGGCATCGAGGGAAGATTCCAAAACGTTACGCAAACTCTGGTGGCGATATTCAAGCGCTACGTGACGTTCATGGCGAGGGATTTGTCCGACTTCGGCGACTTACTCATGAACAACGCCAAGAAGATCCTGAAGTCGTTCTACGAAAACATGAGGGACTATTTCGGAAGGGTGAGGCTCGAAGTTTTTAGATTCGCCGACGGAACCCTTACCCCGGGTTTGATAACTTTCGGTAACTGGATGGAAAATTTCTCCGTAAAGCTAATCAGGGAATATCTACCCAAGATAGCCGGCGGAGCGGATTGGCTAAGGAAGACCTTTCGCGACATAGGGAAATCGTTCAACGCCTTCGTCAATTCCTTGGAAAAGTTCAGAAAAGGCTCCGACATCATCGTCGACATGTTCGGCGAACCGCTTCTGGCGATATTCAGAATATTCGGTAGGAACGCCGAGCAACTCGCCTACATGGCCGAGGATAACGAAGAGGCCTATCTGAAATGGGGTTCGGCCCTGGAGAGACTGATATTTTCCATAGGCGATCTGTTCAGCGCTTTGAAAGTCGCCTTTACCGAAGCGCTACCGGTTCTTACCGCGGTCGTCAACGGCATAGCCACTGTCATAGACGGATTGAGCTACGTCATAAGGATGGTCGGAACGCTCAAGCTCGGTCTCCCGGGCTTCCTGGGCGGCGGAGGAGTGGTAGGCACCGGCGGCGGAAAAAGCGGGATGGTCGACGGCGGTATGGGACCGGGCGTCGGCGGTCTCGTGACTCTGGCGCTTTTGGCGTCGCTCTACAAAGGAAGAAGATACGCCTATCGAGATCGGTACTACAGAATGGGTACCGGCAGTCCCGGATACGCCTCGCAAGCCGGGGCTAGCGCCGCGAGGGCGGGATACGGATTGGGGGGAATATACGGATTCGGCTCGAAAATTGCGGGGATGGGCGGGGGATTGAATCCCTTGCCGGTCATCTCCGGACTCGGGACGACGATTGGGGGCTTCAGGGGCGCCTACGCGCAAGCGAGAGCCGGCCAGGGTGGCGTGCCCGGGCAGGGCGTATTCGGGTCGGCTATTTCGGCCGTCAGAACTTTCCCACAAACTTTCGCCAATAATTACATGACCAAAGGACGTTTCTCGAGCGGAACGATGGCCGCGCGAGAAGCCGCGGCGTATCACGCCATGGCGACCGGGAGACAGCAAGATAACAGGGCGTTCGACGCCCATCAGTTCGCGATAAACCCGTACACCAATAAAAACTTCATGGATCCGTCCGGAGTAATGGCCTACAGAGTTCAGCATGCGAATGTGTCAGGATCAACCATAGACGCCCACTACGCCAGAGCAGCTCAACAGATTTACAATAATCCGAATTTGTCGGCGACCGACAGAAAAGTAGCGCTAGCGGAACTAGACTCGAATTACAAAACGGCCTATTCGCAAATGAACGCAGCCGTTTACGGCGTGGGTATGGGCGGCAATAGGGCCTTCAAGGGTTACCAGGACGTCAAGAATATGCTCGGGGGAAGACAAGCTCTGGCCAGATCCAACGCAGGTCAGCAGAACCTTTCAGTCAAGGAACAACAGACGGTGACCGCCTACAAAGACTTCATGGCCAGGGACAAGGCTCTCAGGGGGAAATATACGGAAGGATCCGACGCCTCGTATAAGGCGTTCGCGAGACACGTGCGCGGACAAAGAGTAAGAGCGAGCGCCAGCGGCTTCGGCGAGGCTTCGCAGGCGGTCGGAAGAAGATCTTTCAGTCCGATGATGGGGATGATGGGAGGCATGATTCTCGCGAGCGGCGTGACCTCGAAAATACGCGACGCTGACACCAGGATGGCGGCGGAGAGAGCGCTCGGAATCGGATCCATGTTCGGAACTACGGGAATGGGGATTATGGCCGGAATCAGCCTGATGGGTTCCACCAGCACCACGAAAGCCAGTCTCGGCGGCGCCCTGGCCGGTTATAGCGCCGCGAAACCCATCAAACAAGTGCTCGAGGGAGTTCTCGGTCCCAAGGGCGCCGTAATAGGCACCATAATCCAGGGAGTCGCGTTGATCGGCGGCGCCGTTTACGGAGCGATAAAAGCCGGCGAAAACAGAAGAAAACAAGCGGCGAACGCGGCGAAGGATTTCGTCAACGCCCAAATGGGGGAATTGGCGCTGGACATGATGGGGTTTACGAAGTCACAAAAATTCGACCTCAAAACCGGAAAAATGATCAACGTTTTCACCAAGACGGGCAAAGCGAACATCATGAATTACGCCAGTCTCAAGGCGAAACAGCTGGACAAAATGAGCCCTCTATTCGGCCCGCAGGGCGTCAGCTCCATAAAGACGCTCGCCGACGCACGGGCAATGGAGAAAAAACTGATAGCCACCGGTGCGTTACCCAGTAGCGGAATACCCGGGCTCGACAAAAATACGAGGAACGACGTGAATGCCTTCAAAGGCTATTTCGAGGGCATAACGACACAGCTCGGCGGGAGCTTCATGGTTGGCAGTAGTGGGTACAAAACAGATATAAACGGGAATATAATTTACGACCCGTCGACCGGTATGCCAGCCACGACGGGAAAAGGCGATGAAAAGAGAAACCTAATCGACCTCGTCGGAGCAAAGAATCTTTTCAAAAATGCGCAGAGAATGTTCAAGACGGATAAGCGGGGGCGAATTACCGGATTCAAGCAATTGGAGGAAATGGGTTTTACTCCCGCGCAACTCGGAGTGGATTTCATCGGCGTTCCAACCCCCGCCCAGTTACAAGAGGTCCTTAAGAATAAACCGATCGCGACCGGGTTGAGACCGGGTACTACGGAAATAGCAGATTCCGTATTTGCGGAGGCGGCCATAGTGGGGAGAGCCCAAACCAACATACAAAACATAATGACGTTGTTCGGCATGGCCCGAGAAGAGGTTCTGGCTCTCGCCGCGCAAAAACAAGTCAACATAATGGATCCTTTCGCCGATTTGACGGACGTGATACGAGATCTCGGCAAGGCGACCACGAAAACCGCCGAAGAAATGCGGGCCGCCGTGATAGACGTTCAAATCGCCGCATTGAAGTTACTGGACGAACCGATCGCCCTCAGGGAAGCCGGCGCGGCGTTCACGTCCTCGGAGAACGCCATGAGGAATGCCGGTAAAGGCGCAACTTACGATCAATTCGTCGACGTGGCGCGAACCGCTCAAGCCTTGTTCGCGATCACCGATCCGAACAATCCGTTCATGTATCTGAATTATTTGTCGGGACTTTCGAAAGGAACCGGCTTCGGCGCGGACGTGCAGAGCGGGCTCGTAACCAGCGGAGCCGGAGCGAAACTCACGCAAGTCGTGGACGAAACCGCCGCCGGGTACGCGCGACTCGGGACGCAACAAGTCATGGGTAACCTCGTAAACGCGGGTTTCCTGTTCGCAGACACCGCCGCCGACGAGAAGTTCCGGAAGGGTCTAACCGACATATTCAAGAGCGACCAATATTCGTCCGAATCAAAAAATAACCTACTAAACGTTTTGAGCACGCAGTTGCTCGATCCGGCAACGGGTAAAATCAACTTCAAAAAAATAGAAAACCTCGAGGGGGCCGGAGCAGCCTTCGTGAAACTACTAAATCAAGACGACTTCACGCTGAAGTCTACGGACGTCATGCAGGTCAACATTCAGGGCGCGGACGCAGATGTGTTCAACAAACTCGCTCAGGAGATGGGTCGGTCATTCATGCTGGGCATAGACAAACCCGAGTTCTGGGAAACGGCTCCGGAGTGGTGGACGCAGATGCTGGGTCACGAGTGGCAGCTCGTCGACGACAAATTGCAAATGAATCCTCGAACCCCGGACACGACGACCCCGAGAAGGGGGGCGGTCGGCGACACCCCGACGAGCAGGGCTCTGTCGGGAACGATGAGGGCGCACAGCTACTTCAACTCCATGCTCACCGGAAAGAGGCAAATAACCAGTTCCCTGAGGTTCGACAATCTCGGCTCGCCGAGTTCGGATCACGCCGCCGGAAGGGCGTACGACCTAACGGGACAAAATCTCGGGCAATACCAGCGAATGATCGACAAGGCGGGAGGGTTCGCCGAGTTCCACGGCGTGGCTTCGTCCCGCCATTTGCACGTAGTCCCGCCGATCGGGGACGTATACGGATCCAGGGCGGGGAAGATGTCGGTCACTTCCTCGTCCGCCCAGAACGGAGTGAATCAGTCCGTGACCGTCAACGTGTACGGGGCGCCGGGACAGTCGGAAAAGGCGATAGCCAGACATGTCGTAGCGGCCATAGAGGAGCGCGAGCGACGCGCGAGAGAGAGAAATTGACATGCCGCAATTAGGTAGATCCAAGAGATTTTCCTCGCAGTTCGAGATAAACGGAAGACCGAATACGGTCGCCTCGACGAGATTGAAGACGCCGAAAATGTTCCAGGTGTCGACGAGCTACGCTCAGCCGCTTTCGTACGTTTTCCCAATGGGAATAACCGGCATAAATCACGATTCCGCGGTCGTCGAATACAGCGAGGTGAATCGACCCAGAAACATGCCTTTGGTCGATTCCGTCGCGCCGACCCTGCACAAGCTCGATTTTTCGTTCATGATCGTAGTACCGAACGACTCGCTGTTCGAGCCGATCGACGACCAGATATCCCTGTTGCAGGATTTCGCGTCGTCGGACGACATCGTGGGATTTTCCGACGCGCACAAGGCGCTCATGGAAACCACGTGGCAGATCCAGTCGTTTTCTTTCGAAATAGCGAAGGTCAACGAGTCCATGCAGGCGACGCAAGCGAACTGCGGTATTCAGCTCGTCGAAGCTTCGTTTCCGTCAAACAAGAGATTCCTGAAACTGCCGAAATTCTCGTACACAACGCCCAAGGGAAAGAACGGTTCATCCACTGGTAAAGAAGGTGGAGACGACGAATTTGCGTCACAAACGATAGCTGTGTTGAAGAATCAAATGTTAGCCCTATCGGCGGAGTGGGAGCTTTCGCTTGATGATCAAAAGCGAATTTCCGACGCCGTCAGGAAACAAGACTTAGACGATGCGCGAGCCGTCGCACTCGTTAAAAACTCAGGACCCTCCGGCTATAGTGCGGCCTTTAGGTATGAGCAATCTGAGTTTTACACAAAAAACCCTACCAAGTCAGAGTTCGTGGATTTCGTCATAAACTTCGTAATCAGGAAAACAGATTAGTAGACCACAATCGTGCCTGCTCCAATTTTTTCGGGCTACCCGACTCCGCCAGACGCCCCGGAGCCACTCGAATACGGAAACATAAACGTTCTCGCCAGACGAGCGGTGAAGGTGGTGGAGAAGCCGAAGGGAACGTTCAAATTGGATCCCTCCGCCAAGGAGGGTACTTACGAATGGGCGACCCTTTTGTCGGTGACGATAGGTCCGCGCCAGGTGGATGCCCACGGGCAAAAATGCATGATTCTGGTTCCGACCGTATCCGACGACGGAACGAGAATACTGACCGGAGCCGAGGCGGAGCAACAATACGTCAAGGACGGTCGCCACCTCGGGATATTCACGACCCAAAGGAACATAACCAGAACCGCGACGGAGACGACCACTCCCGCCGTCAGGAAGTATCTGGCCGACGTCTACGCCGAAAAACTCAGCGAACTCGAGCGCAAGAGACTGGCGATAGACAGGGAAAGGCTGGCCACCGAGGAAGCCCGGGACTCCTCGAGGTACGAATTCCGGGGAGCAAACACCTCCGACGTGGGATTCGTGACGTCCATTTTTTCCCTGGTCGGCGTCGACGCGGAAACCAAACGTTCGATCAACGAAAGAATGGGCACGCTCTCGGTTAGCTATTCCATGAATCAATCGACCGAACTGTCGGCCGTCTTTTTGGACGACGGTTATTCCCTGACGTCCGCCGGGTTCTTCGATTTACGAAGAGTATTCTCCTACAGGGGTAGGAATTTCGAGGTGAGCGGCGTACAGACCGGACCCGGTTCCGGGGGATCGCCGCAGGTGGACGTGCAGTTTCAGCCGCAGGTCGTGCAGGAGCTGAGAAGGGACAAAAAACCCGAATCCATCGGGGGAACCAGCGGTTACGAGTACGCCAGAAGGGTCGCGCTATCCAAGGGTCTCGCCTTCGTCGGGGAAAAATCCAATAAACAACAGGCGGTTTTCAAAAGTTCCGGCTCGTCCACCGACGAGTCCGTGTGGTCCCTGCTCGGTAGGAGTTCCGGCGACACCCAGGTGTCGTTTTTCGAGGTCGACGGAGTCCTGGTGTGGGGAAGCATGACCTGGATGCTCTGGAAATTCGGATTGACCTCGAGGGCTAGTCCCAAAGATCCCAAAGTCACCCAGAAGTACCTGGAGCTTCGCTACGATCCGAATCAGGAGAACAACGGAGCGCGTACTCAACAAAGGGTTCTCAAAAAGGAGTTCGCCTACGTCGATCTGGACGTGGCGACCGGTCTGCCGGTACCGAGCGTCGACGACCCGTACGAGACGATACCCGACAACGGCGTTTTCGAGTTGACGACGTGGCCGCGGGTGCGCATGTCGGAGAACGACGGACTCGAGGGCGAGGGTTCGTGCGACGTGATGTCCCCGAATGGTAAATTGATAAGACCGGGACACACGGTGTTTCTTAGCTCCCTGCCGGATCATTTCCGCGGCGGATATCTCGTCAGCGACGTATCGTTCGACG